GATCTCTATAGCCCCCCCGAAGGGTGAGATCAACCGTGTCTGGCAAGGCTTCCACTCCACATCCTAAACTGCATCCTATTCATCATGGCCAGCATCCATACGACTTATTCAGGCATACACCCACATTGCAAGCTCAGTGTTCCCACTAGACTAACAGCAAGCGATAGTGCTTTCCATATCCCCGTTCCCTAGGTGACCAAACCTAAGATAGGGCCCGACCTGACTCGTCATCGTATGGGAAGGAACCCATGAAGAGTAACAGTTAAATCTGCAAGTTTCCACCAAGTCAGACTGAAGAGTCTGTCTTACTCGCTTTCTTTTTCGAAGGCTTCAAAGCCTTCAGGGCATCTTCTTGATACATTACCTTCCACTTCGCTGGGGGTAAGCTGTAACATTGTGCGCTTAGTCCGAATTGCCATTTCAATGAGACGCTGAAGAGTTCGCGACCCTCCAGATAAGGTGAGACAAGATCCTCGAAACCGAATACTATAGGTACATCCGATCTGGCTGATACCGAGAAATCGAGATGCTGCATTGTTAACCGTATCTCTTTCCCAAGATCCAAGAGCTCTGTGCAATGAAGCTTCCGTCCCGTCGTATCTGAGATATCTCTTAAATACAACCTTCCCGAAACTCCAGCTTTCCTTGAAACCAAGGGGATGATCTTTATTCTCACTCTCCTCACTGTTATGTAGCCTCCACTCATGGAGACTCGGACTTTCGTCAAGAAGTTTGAAGGGAGTAATGGAACTTCCACATCCTCCATCCCAACGTTCACTGTTAGCTTGTTCCCTAGCGTCGCTTCCTTGTATAGCTCGTTCCATGGTTTATTGACTTGTTCGTATTCAGTATCCATGAATTGGTTAGATTCAAGAAGCCCCTACTACACAACTGACACCACGTTATCGGTGGCTGCACGCACGGCAAAGAGCTGCGCATCAGTCGCTCCAGTTAGCCCAGAGAAGCTAAGATTAGCATTCACGCGTATGGTGATATTGGCAGTATACGATGAACTGCCAGCAGTACTCACACCAAAGGAACTATTGATAGTCCCTCCACCAGAAATGGTGGGTGTGAATCCTCCAACCGTACTGTTGAAGATAACGGTGACCAAATAAGTGCCAGGCACACGTGCCTGCCATATCAAGTCAGTGGCCGAAGCCAGCTCCAGGGTAAAGTAAGGTAAGCCCACCCTCGTTTGCACATTATTAGTGCTCTCCCGGAACAATGACTCCAAGAGAGGTGACGTTGGTTGTGCTTCAAAGAGATCAATTGTGTACTCTACGAAAATATCGCCAAGCTCCGCAGTTGGGCCGCTATACGCGACCCATCCGAATTGCCCAAGATTAATCAGCTTAGGGTCACCAGTCGGGTTATCACTCATGAACCTCTTCACGTTGTCTGCTGGAACGTTAAGCTTCGTTATTGCCCAAGGAGATATCTCACTCAAGTGAGAATAGTTCGCAAGGGCTGACCTATCATCAGGGCCAGGATCCTCACTATCCTTATCAAAATATAAAGCTACTCGTCCATTAGTCGTTGTATTAACAAGAGGTACATACTCGAATCTAAGACTGCGAAATCTGTACTGATCAAAATTAGCGGCGATATTTACAAGCCATGGGAACAAGAAAGGGTTAAGCGGGTTAATGCTATAATCATTGCTCGGTCCTGTCCCATTGTTGCGTAGGAATACCCCATTAGTGCCAGAAAGAACTGACACGTACTCTCTATGGGTTATTCGCACTGATCCTTTAGATGTCTGAAATTTAGGCTTCCTTCCTTTAACTGCATAGGCATAGGAGATGGGCGCGGCGATAGCCCCAGGCAAAGCCTGTGGATGAGCTATGAGAGCGCCGTTTCCATTCTTACCCTTCTTGCCTTTTGGTAACTTACCCCAGATCCATTTTACTCCATTCCATATTGCTTCACGGTTATCCACCAGTGTACGTGTCCCTGCCATGGCCAGCGGAGCAGCCAACTTTGCAAGTGCGCGCATATCATTATTTCTACTTACGAGTGTCATTGTGTTTGTGTTTGCTTGGTCATGCTACGGCGGAGTCAAGGATGCTGGGCTCGTGAGCGTCAACACCCTCCTCTCCAAATAGATCCATCTCCCATCTATCCAAACGATCCTCCAGCACTAGTTGCTCATCCCCCGTGAGACCAAAGGCAGCCCAAAAGCTCGCCCTCGCCTCAGGAGTCACAACATAGTCGCCGCCAGAACCACGCCATTTATGCACGTTTGTCACTGTGTCTATACGTTGATGTTTCTTAGGGACTTCATAGAGTGTAAATCGGGAGTAAAATTTCTCAACAACAGGGATACCACTCGTTAAAGCGATACCCCCATGATGTTGAGCATTACTCCACGCTCTCCTAGTGGCCAAGTCTCTAATGTTGTTGACACAATGTACATCCTTACTCATGGCAGTCCTGACATTCCGGACCATCTTCCAACCACCTTGAAACTGCACGGGGTGTGCCTGACAAAATTCAACCTCCTCCAATTGAAACACAGGTGGTTCCACCTTCATCGTATATCCTAATCCTAGGAAATACTCAGGTAAAGTACCCTGTATCTGCTTAAGATTCCTGCGTTCAACAATCAGAACGCAGTCATCCCCGCAGTTAGCCAGACTATATTCATTAATCCCCAGATGGCGCATGTATCCATATATCATAGCACACATTAACAAATAGTTACCAAGTGATGTGTTTATATCCCCACTCATACGGCACCCCTCCTTGCGGTAAGTAACTGTACCATCAGGTACATACCCTTTCCCTTTATTATGGAGTTGCCAGTCCAACAACTTGCCCAAGAGCTTGTTGCCAGGGTACAAGGCCCTGTAGAAGCTGTGCTCGTATTGCAGAGCTTCCACGGAACAGTGTTGATCAAACCGTGAAGCATCGAGACCAATGGCAACAGGCTTATCAAACCTGTCCCACTTGTCACGAAAAATCTGCCCCACCTCATCAGCAGTGTAACCTTTAATGCATGTTGTTTCCCCAAAAACGCCATCTACAGCTTTCATCAGTTTGGATTCCATATGCCGTAGATATCTTCCAAGCTCCACATTGTACCTAGGGTTTCGAGGCTGAATCACCCTAGGTGCTGGGTCACCTTTGGCCGTCGATATCTTCTCCGCCTTGACGAAGGTAGTCAAATGACTATCCCTCTCAGAGACGGGTGTGATATGCAGACTCTCCACGGCTCGTGTGTAAGTACGGAGTTTCGCACCACTGTAGTATGATAGAAATCCATCATACCCCAAACGATGGGCTACTCCAACCTTCTCACAAACCGCTTTCCTGAACGGGGAAAGACGTCCAAAGGCTCCTTTGGTAGGTTGTGGAGTGCGAGTGAGTTGACCGTTCTTCTCGACACAGAAAACTCTCTCCACAAGACCCCTTTTAAGGTTTTTCAGGCAATGATTATGAACTAAGAACCGCGCCTGTGATGGGCAACCCGCAACCATAAATATGTTACGGTCCTTAGCATTGGGAGGTCCTGTACGAACCTCTAGCACCTCCTGGGGAAGCAACACACCAGATGGGATGTCTCGATTGGTCTGTGTTACAACCCCAGGTAGACGTACTAGGCCTCCCTATTTCACACCTAGGGACTCATCCGAGCCCCACAGTGCAGCCGACTCTTCCACTCCGTCCGGGTAGACAAAGCAGCATCCAATAGCCAATGGCAATATGACATCCCTGTCAACATACCTGACGCAGTCTTTGTCCATTATCTCAATCATCACTCTCTGGTAAATTAACCTGTTTTCAGGTGTATTCTTTAGGTAACCCACCTTAGCTCTCGCTACCTGTGCAATTTTGGCTGCGTAAGGTCTTCTACGAGGGCGCCCTGTCGACGCAATTACCTTTGTCATTCTGCTACCAGTGAGGAGATCCTCTCCATCCTTACCCTTGAGCTCCCGTGCCGGCTCAACCACCAAACAATCCGTCGCTTCTCTTTCATCCTCCATGTGTGCTCGGGCTTCAGTGCGAAGCTTAAATACCGACAGTTTTTCCCTAGGTAGGGTAGCGTACATAGCTAGCGCGCAAATGGGTGCCAACGCTAGTCCTGCCGCCAGCCGCAATAGTAAGCCTTTCTTGGGTACTGAAGGCCGTGGGACTCTGATATTGAATGATAACTCATTACCAAAGGCCCTAAGCACGACAGTCTTCTTCATCGTGGCATAACTAAGCAGCGGAATAACAGGGATGGAGGCAATAGCGAGAGAAGTGGCATAATCGCCAATCTTCCTCCTCTTCATGAACCATTCCCACTTGGCTGCACAGTCTGTCTTAAGAAGCTCAACAATGAACTTCTCCAGACTGTCAGTGTTATTCTCGATTTTCCCTGTCCTCATGTATCTCAACACAACCCTGCACAACAATTGAAAGATGTCCACCGAGGTGTCCCTTTCCACTCCGATCGCGAACTTACCAACAAAAATCTCTTTCTTTGGCCACAACATTCTCTTGATGGTATCCATGTCGTCGTTTACTGGAAGTTACAATTTATCCCCGCAAGCGGTAGACCCAGTCTTCAAACCCCTTTGGTAAAGGAGAGAAATTCTCTACGCAGACAACACGCGCAAATCACCAGATAGTACAACCGAGGTCGA